CGGGATAATTTCACAAACACTAGCACTAATTTTCAATATGCAGCAGACGAAATAACTGCATTACAAACCAACGCAGTTTTTAAATCTGCACTAACTGGTGCCACACTTGACAACAACATGAACGACAATCTCATTTATGCTGTAAAATTGCAAGATGTCAGCTACACCTATGTGCCAATTACCACAACTTCTGGTTCAGTCAGCGTGGATTATTCTGCAGGACAATATCAATACGTCAGCACAACTGGCAGTATCAGTTTGAACTTCAGCAATTTTCCAACCAGCGGCAGTGCTGGTATAGTACAGCTGGCCATTAACATTACCAACACAGCATACACTGTTACATTGCCGGCTGCTGTGACCCTGGGTATTATTGGTATTCAAGGCATCAGTTCAAACGTGATCACATTTGACGCTACAGGAACTTATCAATTTCAATTCACAACCACAGACGGCGGCACAACTGTAACTGTTTACGATCTAAATCGCCCATTGCTGGGCAGCGCAGGATCTGCTGTGGGATACAGCACCGGCACCGGCGGCGCTGTCACACAGGCCACCAGTAAAGCAACTAGTGTAACACTCAACAAACGTTGTGGACAAATCACCATGAACAATGCTGCATTGGCTGCGGCAGCAGAAGTCAGCTTTACATTAACTAACAGCGTTATTGCTGCCACTGACGTAGTATATGTTTGTATTTCGTCTGGCGCGACTGCCGGTGCATACAACGTTCAAGTAGACGCTGTGGCAGCTGGGTCATGCAGAATTAGTGTGGGTAACATGAACGCTGGGTCACTAGGTGAAGCCATTGTGTTAAACTTTGCTGTTATCAAAGTTGTCAACTCTTAAATGTATCTATAATATCTACCAAGATTGATTTCTAACTCAGCTTGGTAGAATTGATCAACTGCTTGGCTTTTCCAAAAATTTTCAGTGTACAAAAAATAGTTTACTTCTTTCCATCGTGCCATGTGGTCAGCAGATTCTCGATAGTCAATAGCATGATAAAACTCTGGTGTAGTTTCTACAACATCTGCAAATTCAACATTTAACACATTGGGTTTGTCGAGTACTGGTTGAAATGGGATCAAATAGTTTTTTGCAGTTTCTCTAGATTTGTCAACTAAATCTATTCCAGATAAGTTTTTCCAAGTAGGTAAAAAATAATGATGATGTACTCTTGCCCATCTATAAATTTTACTTTTAAATGTTGTTGTTGTAACTATCAATATTTTGTTAAAGTTATCTAACGGCAACTGGCCCGGCCAGCAATGTGTCCCAATCCAGGTATCATTTTTGGTGTCCATTAAAGACACTTTTTGCATAAACTTATCTGCATCGTAATCAAGCATTACTGTGCTTGTATCACCAATTTTGCCTACACTATGATGTATGCTATCAATCCCGCCGTTAGTACCTATTGGAGAAAACAACCCTGTCATTATGTCACATAACAGGCCACCACAGGTATAGTGCGGAAAACAAATCAAATTAAGCATTAAAATACTCTTGCACCTCTGGAAATAATTGTCTCCAATTTGTTCCTCGTTGAAAATCAAGTTGATCAAGGTATTGCACTAGTTTTGCGGTGTTACCCGAATATGGTTTTTGATTGAGAGCAATTGTTACCTGATGGGTATTACCATATTTGGCTTTTATTTTGTTACGCAATTCTGGTGGTGTGTGCTCTAGGCCAAGTGTTCCGGTGCACAAATGCACATTAAAATCTGATTTGTCACCGTATCTATTAGATCCAAGATGTTTGTTAAACCAAATTTCAAACTGATCAAAATAAAATATGTTTAGAGGATTTATAGTATGCTCGACTCCGAACATAACATTGCCAGGAACTGTGTTTATAGCACTATTTGCAAATTCTTCTAATTTTTCCCAACGGTATGGCCAACGTAGAAAACTAAATTGTTCATTAACACCGTCAAGGCTTGCAATCCATTTGACTAACTTGAACTTTTCCCAAATTGCCATTATTGATTGAGTTGGCATGATACTAAAATTACTAGTATACTGTATAGTTACATTACTAGGATTGGGAACTAACGACATAACTTTTGTGTGTGTGTCTGTCATTAACGGCTCGCCACCACCAAATTTAATATATTTTAATTCAGTTAGATCTTGATCGGATAACAAACTAATAAACTTGTCAGTAGTAACACCTTGACGATCATCGTTATGAAGTTGATGAATCTGTACTGGTTGTAGTACATTATTTCTAAGATTTTCTTGGTACCAAAAACTGCTTGATCCTGAGTTACACGATGGACAAGCTAGATTGCACTTTTTGTTTACTGCTACTGTTAAAAATTCTAGTTTGTTGTTGGCCCCTGTTATAGTGTCAAACGATGCTAGTCGAAAACTGTGTGCTCCTCTAGATTCAGCGTCAATACAAATTTTACAAGAAGTATCAACCTTTGCATCTACCCAATGCATCCTATGAGTTGTTAATTGCTTTGACAAATCTTTATCTGGGTCTACGCTGTTCTCTTCAGCAAAAAAACAACACGGAGACATGGTAAACGTAGTAGTGTTATTATTATAAACCAATCCATTGGTTAAATGTCTACAAAACTCGGACATGTTATGATGTTTTGATTTTGCCCAACAACTGCTTGAGCTTGGCGCTTTGTACATCGGCTGTGACTTTTGGCGCTTCTAAATCAAAACCTTCTCGAGCTTGTGGTCGTTCCCAAGGTACAGACTTGGCATCGTCTGCGGCTGCACTAACCAGGCTTTTTGCTTTGATCGAGTCCATGATACTTGTACTGGGCTTTTTACTAAACCCGTTTTCGCTATCATCCCCACCTTCATCAGTAATGCGCATAGTTTCAATGTTGTACTCCAAATCAATCTTTTGACCAACGCCGGTCGAACTTCGACTCTTCATACACTGGATCTGATACTTGCCGCGCTCTTTCATTGCACGACTTGTAAAGATACCAAACACGTTATCTGCTGTGTTGATCTTGGAAATACCACCCGAAATATGCGAGTGATCAAATTCAATTTCTTCCACAGCTGATCGATTCAACTGTGACGCAGTTACCATCAAGATGCCCAGTTCTTTGGCCAAGTTACGCAGTTCTTCTGAAACATACTTGTCCTTCACAAACAAGTCATTTGGCGAAACTTTTGCACTCACAGGCATCAACAAGTCCAAGTAATCAATCATCACAAAGTCTACCTTCTTGCCTGTTTGAATTTGATACTCTTTCAAATAAGCACGAATGTCATTGATGTTTGATTGTGCGGGCAGGCCTTTTACTTGATAGTTGCCTGACTTTTTGGCCACCAGCTTGACTTTGAGCTCTGTAGTGTCTATGTCCTTGCGAATGTCTTTGGTGCTCATGTTGGTCAACATGGCATCTGTTCTCAAACTAGTAAGCTCTTCTGAAAGTTCTAGTGTAATGTACACACCGCTAATTCCTTGCTGTAGCCAGTTAAGCGCAATGTTCATCATGACCAAGCTCTTGCCTGATCCTGAGCCGCCTGCAAAAATGTTGAGTTCGCCGCGACTGAATCCGCCATACAACAATCTATCCAGTTGTGGCCATCCTGTGCTTACTTGCCCGCCCGAGTTAAAGTATTTCTCAATGCGAGCCTTAGGATCAGCAAAGTAGTCTGTGCCCATGTCCTTGGTAAGTGATATCTGTACTGCATCCTTGATGAGTTTTTCAACAGGATCATATTCACCTTTTTCAAGTAAGTCTGCGGCTTTTAAAATAGCACGTTCTAGTTCCTGGCGCCGAGTAAATGCTTCAAACTCGCCCATGAACCAGTCAAAGTGACCTTCGTTCAGGTCCGGCACTGATTGCAGTTTAACGCCAGTGGTAGCAGAAATCTGTGTGCGCTCCGGCAGGGTCTTGTGCTTGTCAGAATGTTCTTTAATGAACTCAGCCGCAGGTCTCAAACTTTTGTCAAAGTTCTGTGGGTTGTAGATATTTTGAACACGCACATAACTTTGTGCATCCTCCAACATCATTTCTAGAAATAAACGTTGAACGTCAAGTCCGTATTCTTTTAACAAGTTGTTTTTTCCTTAGTTCTATTTTGATTTTACTGGTTTCTCTGGCTGCCATAATAGTTAGCAAGGTGCCCACACGCCCTAACACAATCACAGCATCATTAACATCTTTGCAGCCTTCTGGCCACTCGGGTATACTTACCGCCCATCCAAGTTCCACAGCACGATCCACCAGTTCTATGCCTGCTAGATCTTGATCAGGCACTACAGTTATGTCTCGTCCCAAGTTGCGTATCAGTCGAGCCTGTGCGTCACTTATGGTATTGTGCATCACAGCCACACCACCAATACTCAATGCATCAAAGATGCCTTCTGTCACAATCACATTGGTCCAATTTTTATGCTGTAAGTCCGTTCCAAACACATAACCCGGCTGGCTGTCTGAAATAAACTTGGGTTGCTTGTTGTCTAAAAATCTGCAGGTGTAACCTACAATTTTGTTTTCGTATGTGAATGGTATGACCACATGCGGGCGTGTCCAATGAACACCATCATTCTCTATCTGTACCATGGCAGGAAAGTCTTCGGGCACATGTCTACTACGCACATAGTCCCAATATGGTCCATGTTCGGGCATCAACAACTCAGCATGTGGTGGCAAGTCCCGTTCTTCAAATGCAATACCAGCCAATTGGTTCCAGGCCTGTTGTCGATCTTCTAGTATGCCATGTATGCTGCGATGCCGCAGACTTTCAAGATTAAGCATTTCAATTTCGTTGTCTGGAACACCCATCCATCCAAGCAGTCTACGAGCTTTCACACTCAGTGTACGCCCCATAATAAAGCTGGCTGTGTAGGCGCAATTGAAACAGTGATAGCTCCAACCTGCTTCGGTAGCTTTAAGTCCGCCGCGGCCTCTTGTGTCTCGAGTGCTGCCGTTATGCTGACAACAAACCGCGTTGAAACTCAACCAACCAGATGGCGTGGGTTTTCTTTTTGCAGGTAGATACGCAAGGATGTCAAGCATCTATACAGTATAGCAGATCAGCTGTGCTAAATCAACGATATTGGAGATTGTCAATATATCCGGTGGTAATCATTACCGTGGCCTGTTGTGTGCCTTGGTATTGAATTGGCAAGTAACCTGAACCGCCATTGGTCACTACAATGGTTGCAATTTGTCCGTCGGCTCCAATGGTTGCAATTGCTTCGGCACCCGAACCATTTCCTAAGATTTGAACTTTGGGTGCAGCCACATAATTTTTACCAGCATTGCTCAAACTGATTCCTGTGACCACGCCTGTAGGTGAAACCTGTGCGGATGCTTGTCCACCAAATCCTTGGCTGTTATTAAAAGCTGCTCGAATCAGTGGATAAAATCCTACCACGTTGAAATATTGTGTAGAAGTTTCATTGTAAAAAGTATAGCTGTCAGTTACATTGTACCAAATAGATTCATAATCTTGTGCAGCCTGAAATTTCACAGTGCCTGTAAAGTGATCCAGATCCATCTTGACTGTTGTCAAACTTTGATGAGATGTGTCAATAAAACTGCTGTAGAATTCAGTAAGTTGCGTGGTATTTACTGGAGGAGGTGTAAGAGCCCAGTCGGGATAGTTGGTCGGTCCGGGTGTTAGTTGTTGAGCTTTGCCATAAATTGTGGGTATACTAAGTTCATGACTGGGCACAAATTGTGGCAATATAGAATCCACAATGTTGCAATCACCACGTGCTTGGCTGTTGGCGTCTACATATACTGCTTGTATGTAATCACCAGAAGTGCGCTGTATTGAATAACTGGCGGGTTGTGCAACCAAATTAATGGTGTCTTCAATGTTCAGCACCACTTTTACTCGCCCCAGTGAATTGCTAAGACTTGTCATGTCTTTTTCCACCAGTACTCTGTCTCCGTTTTGACTCATCAAACGAAACACAAATGCAGAGCCAGTGATGTTTACCGGCTTCTGTTCTTGATTGATAAATTCAAAGAGTAGAACATTATCTACACCTTTGTTTACAGTTAATTGTTTTGCATACACTGGGTCGTACCTCGCTGTGAAATATCCACCACTGGTGTCAACTAACAAGACTTTGGTAATTTGCTGGTATAAGTAAACGGTGGTTGAATACATAGGATCCTCGAACAATATTTATGGGTAATACAATCTTCGATAAGCTGGCAGAAAAATACCCGTTTATCACTCTTTGCAGTTATGCAAACGCAGAATACGTGGGCATTATACAAAACAGAGATGACAGCGTGACTACCATCTACGACTTTGGATCTGTAGTTGACCAACAAGATAAAATGTTGTTTTTAGAACTGGCTAACCAGTGGTGGTGGGAAAGCAATAGATCCATCCCCATCAACATATTCCTTCGTCAAGATTGGGACAAATTTAGATTTACGTTGCGCACGTTTTCCAACAAAGATCTTGAAGTTTTACACGGTCCAGTGTGCAGTTTGATGGACATTGCTCGCAAAAAAAGCAAGCGAAAATCAATCACACTTGTGCGACGTCTTGATTGAG